AAATTGAGTGGAAAGACTTTAAAGTTAAACTTGATTAATGGAAATTAATGCAAATACTATCAGATTATTAAGAGCACTAACCAAATTATCCAGTGCTCTTAATGATTCTGACGAATTACAGGATTACCCTGAATATAGACATCTTTTAAAGAAAGATGTCAATTTTTTTTCAGAATGGCTAGAAGAATACATTAAAGAGCCAATTAATGCTTATATCAAATCAGATTCAGACTGTATGATGGGACTAATTGATTTATATAATTCTTACAATGAAAAAATATTTATTAAAGATGGATTTACAACTTCTGTAAATTTATTCTTAGCTAAATTATCTTCAGCATACAATGATTTAGCCGTATTAGAAGAACCTTATTTTCATTATATGTCTACATTAAAAAATAAATTACAGACAATTATTGAAAAAAAGTATTTTACTACGTATATTAATTATAACATTGATGATAATTATAGCTTTTCTGAAATAGTTGATTCTATGGATCAAGTTGGTGAATCAATTATAAAAATATGATTATGACAGGAGAAAAAAAATATGAAATACTATTATTTAATGATTCAGAACATAGCTTTTTTGAAGTTATGGGAGTATTAATGATGATTTGTGATCATGATAAAGTTCAAGCTGATCAATGTTCTTTAATTACTCATAATACTGGTAAGTGCAGTATAAAAGTGGGTAATTTTGATGAAATTTTTGAAATGCAAAATCAATTAAGTGAGTTTGGTCTAAATGTGGAAATGGTAGAATGTCAAAGTACCAATTTGATCTAACTTAAATTTTATTTATTTATTTAAACTTTAATTATTTATCATATGAAGAAATATGATGATAGGGATGTTTTACGTTACTTTAAAAAAAATATAGGTTATGTAAAAACTAGAAAACCTAAGTATTTAGATCCAAGAGATTATGTTATAGCATTGCTTTATTATAAATTTGGATGGTCTGAAAAAAATATATCAGAATTATTAAAGCCAATTAGCAGATGCTCTATTAATCATTCTAAAAAGAATCCTTATTTTCATTTACTTGTTAATAATGAAAAGTTTTTAGAGCATACTAAAGAAATCAGAAAGAAGTTTCCGTATGTATTTCCGCATCCTAAAAATATACCTCGGAAAAAATATCACATGACTCTTATGTTTGATAAAGATGATTATAATAAACTCAAGGTTTATGCACAGCTTAAAGATAAGCACATTAATCATGCAGCTAAAGATCTTATTAAAAAAGCAATCAGATTATGGGAAGAATGAAAGAATTATACATGTCAATTAGAGAGGCTAATGATGGGCACTTGCCAAGTGGTTTAACAATGGCTGATGCATTTGAAATGCATAAAACACAGATATTTAACTGGGAGCAGTATTTAAAATTTACGGAGAATGAGAATAAAGAATCTCTTCAAAAAGAAAGTAAGCAAAAAAAATCCGATTTATAGTAAAATTTTTATATCTGATTACTCACAATCTGTTAGTATTTATGAAACAGAAAGAGGTATAGAAGTAGATATAAAATATGAACAAGGTTCTACATCTCGTGATGCATTTACCTTATTCTTATCAAAAGAAGACTGTATAAGATTATCTTATGCGTTATTAAAATTTGGTGATGATTAAAAAAATAATCAGATTATTACAAATTCAAATAAACAAAGCTGAAAAATTTAGTAATGCTGATGAATACTCAGCAGGATATTTAGATGCTTTAATAAAAACAAAAAAACTAATTATGGATGTATTTTTAGAAAAAATGCAAGAGTTTTTTGAGAACTCAGAAGCTTTTCCAAAATGCCCTAAATGTGGATCAGATGATACCGTATTAGATGATAATGGAGATTATGAATTTTTCTTTTGTACAGATGCAAAAGGTAGAGGGTGTGAATGGGAATCACAACCAGGAGAATACGGATGTAGAGTACATGATGAAGAAGAATAATTTAGTAAAGCAGATTACTAGAAAAACATTTAAGATTAGAGAGTCGGGAAGGAGTAGTGATTACATTGCTCCTTCTTTTGGTTATGGGTGTCTCTTAAATTGCAGTTACTGTTATATGAAAAGGCATAAACCCACTGGTCTAGATGTACCAAAAAATATTGGGGATGTGCTCACTGCTGTTAATGAGCATGCATATTTCTATGCAGATGTAGAAAAACCAAATCAAACTGATCCAGAGTTTGTGACTTATGATATATCTTGTAATGAAGACTTTGCTTTACATCATAAGTATTATGATTGGGAAAAGATATTTCAATTCTTTGTTGATCACCCTATTGCAAAAGCTACACTAGCTACAAAAGTTATCCCGAAGGCTTTCCTGAAGTTTAACCCGAAAGAAAAAGTTCGTATAAGGTTCAGTCTTATGCCAGAAATATATAGAAAAGAATTAGAGCCTAACACACCTGCTATTTATAAAAGAATAGAAGCAATTAATGATTTTATATATGCTGGGTATGATATACATGTTAATTTTAGCCCTGTTATTGTAAAAGATGGATGGCTAGATGAATATGATAAGTTATTTAGACTACTAAATTATAGTGTGTCAGATGCTTACAAAAATCAAGTTCAGGCAGAAGTAATTTTTCTAACTCATAATATAAAAAAGCATGAGTGGAACTTAGAAAACGGTGTTAGTGGAGAACATTTAATATGGAATCCTGATGTTCAAGAAACAAAGACCTCTCAATATGGAGGAGAAAATCTTCGTTACAAAAGAAATCTTAAGAAGGTATGGATAAAGGAATTTATCAAATTACATGATAAGATCATACCTTGGAATACAATACGTTACATATTTTGATTATGAAAAGATTATTAAAAGATCCTGGATTTTGGATTTATATAGGTGTTTTTGCAATATTATTTGCAGCAATTTATAATATAAAGCCAAAAAAAGAATGCCCGTGTAAAATGTTACCAACAGATAGAGAGTTAAAACAAATAGAAAACTTGTAGTTATGAACACAACAGAAAACAACAAATTGATAGCGGAGTTTATGGGTTATAGGTTCTATAAACATTTACCATTCAAAAAGAATGGGTGGCAATTGGAATCTAACAAAGACACAGGTATTTACTTGGCGTATAATGATGAAGATTTAAAATACCACTCCTCATGGGATTGGTTGATGCTAGCGTATAAAAAATGTATGACATCAAAGCAACTTAGGGGTGATGATGAATACAGAACACTTCTTATTGATGGGGTAATAGCCGCAGATATAGAAGACTTATACAAAGCAGTAGTAGAGTTCATCAAATGGTATAAAGAAAACTTATAGTTATGGAGAAGTTAAAGAAGATATTATTAGGAATGGGTTATTTAACCTGGTTTTGCTGCAACCTTGCAGTGCTTTATGGTATAGGATGGGGAGCAATGAAACTCTTAGAATCTGAATCAGTAGGAGCATTTTTACTGGGACTTGCTGGTGGTATGATCATGGTATTAATGATGGTAATACTGAGTATTCTATGTTTAGGATTGGTAGCTATGATGTTTGGAGATGATAAAGTAGAAAAAAAACTAGAAGATATGTTTCCTAATATGTAAAAGCATATAAAAGTGTACTTAACTGCACTATTCAATGCAAAAGCATATAATGTAAAATAGTATTTACCAAAACGGGTAAATTGTAAAAAGTATTTAAGTGTGGCCTTCGGGATGGCAATGTCATGTTAAGGTCTGGGAAGCGTAGTAGAAGTGGCTTATTATGGTAGGACTTACCAAATAAGTGAATTTTCTTGTTAAGCGTGGAGACAGATGGGCAACCCAATGGTGACTGAAGGAGCAAAGTGTATGAGATCTTCTTGGTAATAGAGAAGACAGAGAGCCTAATACACAGTGTTAAGTTAACCAGTTAGTGTGGCTTATTCTTATGGAAAAAAAGAATATGCAGAAACCTGCTCTGACTTAACACTACTTAAATTTATTAAAGAAAACTTTTAGTTATGAAAAAGATTAAACATAAATTTAATTGGAATTTGAATGAAGTTAGATTCCGTGGACTATTTGCATGGCTATTTTGGTTATGGTTTTTTCAAAAACTATTCTTAATGTGTTATAATATTTTAAACTAAACCAAAACAAAGATGAGCGTACATGATTTTAAGTGGCAAGTAAAACACCCACTAACAGAAGAAATTAAAAAGATACCATTAACTAAGTACGAAGATATACCTGATATAAATGATACTGAAAAGTATAATTGGGTACAAGTTGGTACAGAAAAATATGGTAGAAGTATGTATTGTACTAAAACTAAGATAAGACGTTCTCAAACAATGGGAGAGTTTTATCAAGGTGGAATAGTAGATTAAACTAAAACAAAGATGAATCACAAGAATAGCAATCGGGTATATATCAATACTGATGAGATTATACAGCATTTATGCACCTATCCTAATCAGGTGAGTGATTCATTGTTTAAACCAAAACAAAGATGAATAAATTTATTAAAGGTGGTAGTGAATGGTATGGTGAGAAATACAATTGGATTATTTCAATTACTAGAAGTAAAAATAGTAAACTAAATAAGTTGAAACTTAAACACGTATTAAACCAAAACAAAGATGAGTAAAAAACAAAAGAAAAGACGTAGCTTTTTTGAAGAAATAGAGCAAGGAAAAAATAGATTTACCTTAAATGATCCTATGGGTAAGTTAATTAAGGAAGCTTTTGACATTACTCAATTAGTTAAAAAATTAAACCAAAAAAAAGATGAAAAAAAGAATAGCTGATTGGCTTGTAAGATTTATTGAGAACAACCACACACATGAGTGGATCTCAGTGAGCAGTATAGAGCTAAAACAACAATGTAGAGTATGTGGATTAATTAAGAATCATATAGGAGAAATACATAAACCTGAAAAAAAATGAAATGTATATTATGTAATAAAGAGTTTGAAGAATATGAAAAAATTCAAATGGGTGAGCAAGAATATTTAAGCATAGGAGGGCATAATCCTGCACCATTATCACAAGAAGGAAGATGTTGTAGTAAATGTAACTACGGAAGAGTGCTTCCTGCAAGATTGAGAGAAACTTATAAAAACATGGGTGATGGGAATATTAAAAATTAATTATCAAGCTGCCATTGATCTTGGATTTAAAAGAATAGATTCACCGGATCCTGTGTGGTTTGAAGAAAATGGATATGACTATTTTATTGTTGAAAAAGAATTAGGACCTAATGGTACTTTATATTGGAATCCTCAAGATCATCAAATAGAAATATGTTTACTAAATGATGATAACGTTGTAATAGAACGTAAAACACTTACTAGTTTTGCAGAATTGGACTCACTTATTCTTCTTGGGAACTATTTTCAGAAGGTGTAATTTCTTCTCTAAATTCTACATTTAGATTAAGTTTGTCATTTACAAACTGTAGTACTATTATGGATGCCATTTCTTTCCAGGCTTCATCTATCATTCCGTGTATAATATCCATTGGGATAGATGATTTTAAAATTTCACCTGTTCTAAGATGTATTTTAGTTCCGGCATCAACATTTTTAGCATCTCTGAAGGAAAGTCTTGTAACATGAGTAACATTAACATGTTCTACATATCTTCCTTCAGAGCTATTAAATTCAACTGCAATAAACATTTATAACCAAATAATTTTAGCATCAATATTATTACCTTCTTGCTCAATAATTTCAAATACACAAGATGGTTTTGTATCTGAAAAATTATCCATAATCCAATCAGATGCCCCAAATACAGATCCTATATTAAAGTAACTAAATTTATTTCTTGAGCAATCTAGATCATTTAAATGAATATCACCTTTTCTAAGGTGAACATTATAATTGCCTAATTTACGGTCAATAACATAATCCATAATAAATGATTCTACTTCTGCATTTATCTTTAAAGGTAAGGGTCTATTTCTATTTTTCTTGTCTTTACCGTGAGTAGTTATAAACACTTTGTCGTAAATACAATAGTGACCTATGAATTCTTCTTGATTAATAAACTTAACATTTGGCCAGGCTAATGAACCATATTGTTCTAAACCAAAACATGCCTGCCAACCAAAGTCACCAGAATGATTATCGTTAGTTACATTAAGTATGGTAATCTTTTCTGCTATTTCTGATTTGATAAGACTCTCAAAAAACCATTTGTGTGTAAAGAAGTGCACTCTAGCTGCTTCTTTATTATTTAGATTTTGTGGTAAACCATGCCCTCCTCGGGTAGTAAGTGCGTTGAAACCATCTAAGGAGTCTCCAAGATCTGCAATTACAAGCTCATCAAACTTACCATGAAGTTGGTAAAGTTTTATTGCTTCATCAAATACTCTGCACATTCTTTCATGAAATATGTGCTCATTATATTTGCGTTTATAAAGAGAGTCAGAAGGTATTGCAGCACCAATATGTTTATCAGAAGTCCATATACATAATGTTTTACCGCAAGGTTTAACATGATCAAGAGAAGTAATAGTATCAATTGGTCCTATTTCTTTAAATATTTCTACCCAATCTTCTTTATCTAAAGGTTCAGGATCAGTGTCTACATTTCTGTAGCTTTCACACCATTCTTTACCATTATACCATTTAGATCGAAGTACTAAGTTTTGATCGTGAGATTTTTCTTTTGGATATGAAACTTCTTTTCTAACTTTATGTAGTGCTCTTTTACATTTTTTAACATCAGCCTCTAATATTTGAGCTAATGATCCTGCACCTTTTTTAAGATACCCAGGACGTTCTCTAAGAAAATTTTCGATTTGTTTTATAGTCATAAATGTATTGACTTTGAACAGATAGACTGTTAGGCTTCTATATATAATATACAAAAAAAATTATAATATGTTTACTGCTAAGTTTAAAAAGAAAAACGGAAAGCTTGTTTATATTAATGAGCAAGATAAAGTAAAATACAATATCTTTTTAGATAAAATTAAAGAAGGATCTGAAGTAGAAGTCTTTATGAATCCTGTCTTAAATAATGCTTCTTATGCTCAAATGTCTAAAATACATGCTTGTATTAGACAGATTGCTAAGGAAACAGGTCACAGTTTTGAAGAAATGAAAAATATCGTAAAAGCTGAGTCTAATATTATGACCACAGAAGAAAATGATTTTAGATCATTTGCTGATTGTACTAAAGAAGAAATGGCTTTTATAATTGATGTTTGTATTGATCTTGGTAGAGACTTAAATATTAATCTTGAGTAGGTGGAATATAGTCTTTATCACCAGGTTCTTTAATTTCTAAAACCTCAAAAAGATCATTTTTAGTAGCAACATTTTCTATTTCAGCAATAGCAAGAGTGATTGTTCTAAATGTTCTTTCATAGTCAGTAAGATCTTTGTACTCTTTAGACATTGCATTTTTTGCAGATTCTTGTCTTTTAGCATCATCTTCCTCTAGATTGAATACATAAAGTAATGATGCTTTTAGCATGTTATAATATGCTTTGTTTACTTTTATTTCAAGTACAACATCATCTTTTAATTCTTTCATCTTAATCATAAGACAAATATAAAAAATATGAAACAAACAATTGATATTGAAGATATAAAATCTAAGATTTATGAAAAGCTTAAGCCTAGTGGTTGGGCATTTAAATTGAGAGGGTTTATATTTAGTAGTGATTTTGATAACATTATTAAACAACTTATAAAAGAAGTTCAACAAGGTAAAAGGTTTACTCCTACCTTAAAAGATATGTTTAGAGCATTTGAAGAATGTCCATATGAAGATCTTAAATTAGTTATTGTAGGTCAGGATCCATATCCTCAACTTGGAGTGGCTGATGGAATAGCATTTAGTTGTGGTAAAACACAAGAAATGCAACCAAGTTTAAAGTATATGTTAAATGAAATTACAGCAACTGTCTATAATGGACACAATGAAATTTCTAATGATTATGATCTAAAACGTTGGAGCAATCAAGGAATACTATTAATAAATAGTGCATTGACTACTACAATAGGTAAAACAGCATGTCATTATGATATGTGGCAACCCTTTTTAGCATATTTATTTGATATTTTAACTTGGTCAAATAATGGATTAGTTTATTTATATTTGGGCAAGCAAGCCCAGAAATGGAAAGATGCTGTTAATGATTCCAATTATAAATTTATAGCATCACATCCTGCAAGTGCCGCTTATAATAAGCAAAGTGTTTGGGATTCTAAAGGGGTTTTTAAAGAAATTACAGATCTCATAGAAAAAAACTACAAGTATAAAATAGAGTGGTAATGGAAGAAATATTTAATCTAATTTTTAGTAAAAATTACGATGGTAAAATTACACCAAATAGTTTTTATGTACTATGGTGTATGAAAAATAAGATAGTTCCTAATAAAGGTGTAAATCTTTCTTTGGAACAAGTTAAACTAAAGAATGCGGATCTTATAGAAGATAATCGAGTTACAATTAAAGGTAGCTTATTGATCACGGAAGTTGACACATATTTTAAGAGAAGAAAGAAGAAGAGTTCTTTAGATCTAATGGGTCAAAATTTCTTAAAGAATATAGAAAGATATCTAGATATTTTTCCTAAATTTAAGCTTCCTAGTGGTAAATATGCTAGGTCTAATAAAAGAACCATTGAGAATAATTTTAGATGGTTCTTTGAAAATTATGATTACGAATGGGATACTATACTGCAAGCTACAGTAAAGTATGTTACAGAATATGAATTGAAAGACTTTAAGTACATGAGAACTTCTCAGTACTTTATTAGAAAACAAAATACAGATAAAACATATGATTCAGAACTTGCTGATTATTGTGATATTATTTTAAATGGAGGAGATGATTACAATGAACCACACTTTAGCGAAAAAGTTGTATGAGAAAGTTTATAACACTTTGTATATTTCTCATCATTGGATTTTTTGCAGGATATTACATCATTAATAATTTTATTGTAAGTATTAACTATACTCAATATTTATTTATTGAGCTGGTTATAACTGCCTTTCATTTGTTATATAACATTAGTAAAAAAGAACTCTATAAAACCAACACAGAATGAAGTTTGCTTGGAATAGTGAAAAAACAGGATTTGAAGAATCTTTACATTATTTACAGGGTCGTCAAGTAGGAAAAATTAAGAGTATTAGAACCCCTTGGCCTAAAGTAGATGATGCTATGGTAGCCGGTATGGAGTGGCATAGTACTATTGTAATTGGAGGAAGACCAGGTAGTGGTAAAACTTTAATTGGTGATCAGATAGTAAATAATGCTTTTCCATTAAATCCAAATGAAGATTTTAGAGTACTAAAATTTTCTTTTGAGATGGTTGCAAGAGCATCTGCTATTAGAGAATATTCTAGTGTTTTAGGTAGATCTTACAAATACTTATGTAGTGCTGAAGGCACTTTGTCTAATGAAGATTTACAAAGATGTTATGCTCATGCAAAAAAGAAAGTAGAATATCCTATTGATATTGTAGAGACTCCGTGTACTGTTAAAGATTTTAAAAAGATTATAAAACAATACATGGATTATCACGGTAAAACAATAAAAGATGAGACAGGTGAGATTACTGATGTAATATATCCTAAGGTAATAATTACTGTAGATCATTCTTTATTGTTTAAAAAAGGTCCTGATGAAAGAGATAAGTATGAGATGCTATACAATTTGGGAGAAGCTCTTACAGAACTTAAGAGAAGATTTCCTATAATTTTTATAGTACTGAGTCAATTAAATCGTAACATTGACAATCCTGATAGAAATGAAGATGGTAAGTATTCTAATTATGTATTAGAATCTGACATTTTTGGAGCAGATGCTCTTCTTCAGCATGCAGATGTTGTGATTGGTATAAATAGACCTGCAAAACAAAAAATAAGATTTTATGGTCCTGATCGTTTTATTATTGAGAATGACAGAGTTCTTGCCTTACATTTTTTAAAATGTAGAAATGGAGATACTAGAGTTAGTTTCTTTGAAGGTGAGTTTGAAAAAATGAGAGTTAAGGAGATACCCACACCTCCGAGACAAGAAAGAAGAATATCAACAACATAATTATCATGAGTTTGGGAACAAAAGTAAATCGTAAAGAAAAAACAAAAGAGCTGATTAAATTACACGAACCCGTATTTACACAAATAGGAGTAAGTGATCCATTATTTATTCCTAAATGTGCTTATACTCCAAGAGATATGGATGGGTTACATATCGGATTCTTTGAGAGTGAGTTAAAGAAAGGTAGAGATATCTACACAGAGTTTGTTAGTATTGATTTAGATCCAGAAGATCCGGAGAGAAATCTTTACAAGTGGCGTTATAACCCACACTATGCTACAGAATATGAAACTGTAGAAAGTAATAATTCTGTTAGATGGTTAATACCTGTTGCTGAATTAATTAAAGTTGATTATGAAATACCAAAAGAAGAAGAAAGTCCATTTCCTGATTTTAAAGAGTTAATGAATGAAGATATATCAGATGATGCTGCCATAAGTCATATGACTATTCGAGATCTTGCAGCAATTCTTCTTAGAAAGCCAGTCAGTAAAAAGGATTGGTTAAATGATATAGTAAAATAAAAATAGTAACATGACAGAAATTGTATTGCCTGTTAAAAAGGTAGAGGCTAGTCATAAAAGTCCTCAAAATTTAATTATTTTTTCTAAACCCAAAGTAGGTAAGACTACACTCTTATCTACATTGCCTGAGTGTTTAATCCTTGATTTGGAAGGTGGTAGTAAGTACATTGATGCTTTAAAAATTGAAGCAAAATCAGTTGATGATATTAAAGCAATTGGTAATGCTATCAAAAAACAGAAAGAGGAAACAGGAAAAGATCCTTACAAGTATATTGCTGTAGATACAGTAACTGCTCTAGAAGATATTGCAGTTCCATATGCAGAATATTTATATAGTAAGAGTCCTATGGGTAAAAATTGGTTTAATCCAGGAGGAGGTAAGGAAAAATATGGAACTATTATTGGAATGCCCGAAGGTGCAGGTTATTACTGGACAAGACAGGCATTTGTTAAATTAGCTGATTATATTAAAACATGGGCACCTTATGTTATCTTTATGGGTCACGTAAAAGATACTCAATTAGAAAAAGATGGTGCTGCGTTTTCTAGTCTTGATTTAGATTTAACAGGAAAGCTTAAAAGAATTACAGCTTCTAATTCAGATGCTATAGGTTATCTGTATAGAAAAGGTAATAAAAACTTACTAAGCTTTAAAACAAAAGATGAAATAGCTTGTGGTGCTAGACCAGATCATTTAAGAAATGAAGAAATTATTATTTCTGAAGTTGATGAAAATGGTAATTACAAAAGCTATTGGGAAAAAGTATTCATAGATTAATAAACAAATAAAAAAACAAAAATGGGATTAAGTACAACAGATTTACCAGTTGGAGGAGGAAGTAGTTTACCTAAAACAATTGCACCAGGTAATCATACACTAAAAATTAATAGTGTTTATCTAGATAATTTTAAATTTATTGAAGGTGCATATCATTTTATGATGAATGTTGAAACAGAACCTATTGAAGGATTTGAAGGTTTTATGATTGATCAAGAAAATCCAGATGCAGGTCATTATGCTGGTCAAATTGGCCGTGTAAAAGGTAGTCAATATGCTTTTGCAGACGGTCAGACAAAATCAGGAATAAAGATTTACAGAGATAAATCTATTTTGATGTTTGTAGGAAATCTTTGTAAAGCTCTTGGAACATCTGATTGGTTTGTAAGTCAGGATAATAAGCATGATACAATTGAAGAATTTGTAGAAGCTTTTAATAATGACAAGCCATTTGAGGGGATCTATTTAGATTTTTGTATTGCCGGCAAGGAGTATGAAAATAAGAACGGTTATACAAACTATGATATGTGGTTACCGAAAGGATCTAAACAAGGTTATGCATATGCAGAAAAAGATTCTGATCGTGTTATGACTTATTCTGAGTCAGATCATCTTAAGAAACTTGAAGTAAATAAAGTTGAGTCTTTTGGTGATGATGAAATGTCAATACCAAGTAAAACATCTTCAGATTTTAGTCTAGATTAATATTTTAATTAGTACTGGGGTCTGTAATGGACCCCTTTACTAAATTCTATATTATGTTAAGAACAAATTTAGTTTCTGATTTAGCAGATATTCCTAGAGAATGGGTTTTTGAAAATTATTTAGATCTTTCTGAGTCACTTACAGGTCAGGATGTTAAAATAAAATCTGTATTTAATACTGAGAAAACACCATCTATGTGTATTTACTATGACAGTGTTAAGAGTGTATATAAGTACAAAGATTTTTCATCCGGTAATGGTGGTGATGGTTTAGATTTAGTTAGAAGGATGTTTAATCTATCTACTCGTGGAGAAGCATCTTTTAAAATTATTGAAGATTATAATGAATACTTACTTACTAATGATAAGAAAGCTATAAAGACTTTTAAATCTCATGGTAGGTATCAGGTAACTGATTATATGATTAGACACTGGACAAATATAGATCAGAAATATTGGAGTAAATACAAGATAGGATCAAGATTACTTGAAGCATATAATGTAGCTCCTTTAGAGTATTATAAAATGTCTAGAGAAAACTTAGATGGTAGTTGTTCAAGAATTAAAATTAACGGTTTAAGTATTTATGGTTACTTTAAAGAAGATGGGACTTTGTATAAGATTTATCAACCTAAAGTAAGTAATAAGAAGTTTATCAAAGTTAAAAATTATGTTCAAGGTTCTGAGCAGTTAACCGGAAATAAGGATTACCTAGTCATAACATCTTCTCTAAAGGATCTTATGACCTTTCAAAAACTTAATATAGTAAATGTTGAGTGTATAGCTCCAGATAGTGAAAACACTTTAATTAGACAAAGTTATATTGATAAGGTAAAAGAACAGTATAAAAATATTTGTGTTTTATTTGATAATGATGAGGCCGGTAAAAAGGCTGCACAAAAATATGCAGATAAATACAGTATTATGAATATAAATCTTGAATTAGAAAAAGATTTGTCAGACTCTATAAAAATATATGGAATTGAGCATGTTAGAGATGTGATATTACCATTGTTAAAAGAAAAACTAAAATCATGAAAGTATTAGCATTAGATATTGCATCAACTACAGGATGGTGTTTAGATAAAGGTTTGTACGGAACTTGGAATTTTAAAACAAGAAAAGATGAATCTATGGGAATGAAACTTATAAGGTTTAGAGCTAAACTTAAAGAGTTTAATGAACTAGAAGATCTACAAGTTATTGTTTATGAAAGACCTGCCGGTAGACATGCCAATTCAATTATACATCAAGCTAAGCTTATAGCGGTTCTTGAAGAATTTTGTGAGCAAAATAGTATTGATTATAGATCATACTCAGCAACAGAAATTAAAAAGTTTGCTACTGGTAAAGGAAATGCTAATAAAGAAGCTATGATTAATAGTGCCATTGATAAATGGGATTACGATGGAGATGATGATAATGAAGCTGATGCTATACATATGAGAGAATTATTTAGAGATGAAACAGGATTATAAATTAGATGATGAGTCAGTTGCGAGATTGATCCAAATGTTAGATTCTTCAGATAAGGATAATGAACTGATGGCAATTACTATACTAAATCAAATTGATTTAAATAAGTGTATTGGTCATTTCTTAACTATTTATAAATTTTCTGAATGTACTTCATATCATTTTTGGAAAGATTCTAATCTTTTAGATAAGATTGAATTACTAGAAAATGAAAAACTATTTTATTCTATGTTAGGTAGAAAACATAAAGGATGGGTGAATCAGATAAAAGATATAATAATAGCAAGAAAAGATCTAAAAGGCTTAGAAATTTATAATAAATTTCTTGAAGAATGGAGAAATAATGTTGAAAAGACTGTCAAAAATCATGTAACAAAAATGAGAAAGTATGAGTAAAGAATCAACTTTAGCAAAGGTTAGTAAAACCTTAATGCTTAAAGAACCCTTTTATGGATTTTTTCTGATAATGTTGAATAAAGTATGGGATAATAAAAGAGTTCCTACTGCAGGTGTTAGTAAAAACAATATCAATTATCAGTTAACTATTAATGAAGATTTTTGGAATTCCCTAACTGAAATACAACAGATGGGTATTCTAAAACATGAACTATTACATATTGCATTTTTTCATTTATCTAATTACCATAAATATTCAGATAAAAAACTAGCAAATATTGCAATGGATATGGAAATCAATCAATATATAGAAAGAGATTGGTTGCCAGAAGATGGTATTTTTATAGATAACTATCCGGAGTTAAACCTTGATAAAAAGGCAGGTACTAGATATTATTATGACAAGCTAAAACAAGCTAAAGAAGATCATGATGAAAAGGGAACTTGCGGATGTCCAAACTTTGATAAAGTTTGTGATGCACTAAATCAGGGAGAAAATAATACAGTAATAAGTGTAAATGGAGGAACTGATAATCAAGAAATTAATCTTGATGATCACGGTACTTGGGAAGATTTTGAAGATCTGTCTGAAGCAGAAAAGAAAATGATTGACAAGCAGTTAGATCATATTCTTAAAGAAACTGCAGACATGACCGTAAAGAAAAGAGGTAGAATTCCAGGTCATATTAGTGGTTATATAGAGAATATTGGTAAGACTGAGCCACCTAAATTTGATTGGAGAGGTTATGTAAGAAGATTTACAGGATCTTCAACAAAAGTTTATACTAAAAAACTTAGACGTAAAGAAAATCGTAGGTTTTCTGATAATCCAGGTCTTAAAATTAAGATGAAACAGCACATGTTGCTAGCTATTGATACATCCGGATCTGTAAGTAATGATGAACTTCGAGAGTTTATGCAAGAAATTGATCATATTTATAAAACTGGTGTAGATATTACAATCGTACAGTGTGATGCTGCAATTAAAAGCATTAAAGAATATGATGGTAAGGGTAAAATTGAAGTCCACGGTAGAGGAGGGACTGAATTTGATCCTGTTATTGAATACTACAATGAAAATCTTAGAAAATTTACGAGTTTGGTATATTTTACAGATGGAGAAGCATGGGCTAGTATAAGGCCTAAATCAAGAGTACTTTGGGTACTGTCTGAAAGATCACAAATGAATGAAGAATTACCAGGTAAAGTAATTAAGTTAGAACTTTAAATTAAAAAAAATGAGTCAAGTACAATTAAACACTGATGAGTTAAAATCTTTTCTAAAACACATTGTTAAGAATAATCAATTCTTACAAACAGAAGGTAAAATACCTGTTGCTGTAAATATTGAAGGTCCTGCCGGTATTGGTAAGACATCTTCTTTGATCCAGTTAGCTGATGAACTGAATATGCAGTTAATGAAGCTTAACTTATCTCAGCTAGAAGAATTAGGTGACTTAGTTGGTTTTCCATTTAAGGAATTTGAAATGAAACGTGAAGACGGTAAAGTCACATGGGTTCAAGAAAATCTTATGAATACTTATATCAAACATAAATATAGACCAACTGGACAAAGTCGAATGACACATGCCTCACCTGAATGGATTCAAGGTAGAGGAGAAGGTGGTTTTCTAATATTAGATGATTATACTCGTGCTGATCATAGATTTATGCAAGCTACTATGGAGCTTATTGATAGACAAGAGTACATCTCATGGAAATTACCTAAGAACTGGCATATAGTTCTTACTACTAATCCAGACAATGGTGACTATAATGTTACTAGTCTTGATGTAGCTCAGAAGACTAGATTTATTAGTGTAGAAGCTAAGTTTGATGTAAATACATGGGCAAAATGGGCTGAAGAAGCTTGTATTGACAACAGATGTATTAACTTTTTACTTATGAATCCTGAGATGGTTACTGAAAATTCTAATCCTAGAAGTATTGTAACATTCTTTAACTCAATTAAATCTATTCCTAAATTTGAAGAGGAGCTTCCTTTAATTCAAATGATTGGAGAAGGTTCAGTAGGTCCAGAGTTTGCATCAATGTTCTCTATGTTTATTAATAATAAGTTAGATCAAATCATATCTCCAAAGGATATTGTTACTAATCCTAATGAGGCATATGTTCTTGGAGCTTTAAATAATGCAATTGGTACGGGAGATGATTTTAGAGCAGATATAAGTAGTATTATTACTACTCGTATTGTGAATTATTCATTAGTACATGCTACAGAAAATTCAGTTTCTCAGCAAATGACTGATAGACTAATTAAACTTAGTACTGATTGTGATTCATTTACTGATGATCTTAGATATTTTATGATCAAAGAGCTAATGGCCGGTAACAAGGTTAAATTTAGTAAATTGATGATGGATAAGAACGTTATAAAAATGTCAGTTAAGTAGTAAACTAGCATTAAACAGTTGACCTATTAAATAAAAATTAGGTTAATTTATTCAAACTTAAGCCGGTGTAAAAGCCGGCTTATTTAGTATTAAAAGAATTTTATGAAAAATTACGCAACTTTAAGTATTAATTTTGGAAAATATACGAGAACTCGTCTAATGTCCGATTTAGATGATATGATGGTAGACATTACATATCAGAACTCGATAATTGGTAATCAAAGTAAAAATACCTTTCTATCTCAATTTAATGGTGGTTCATATAGTCCTACCAAGTCTGATAACTTATATCTTGTCAAAGGTGTAAATATACCAAGAGTAAAAATAAAAAATCTTACTGCAGATTATAATGTAAAATCTGTACGTAATATTGATAAAGCTACTCACGTAGTAGTTAGTAGTCAGTCAATAGATCGTATGTTTGATTATAATTGGAAATATTATGTCTCAACAGATCTTATGAAAATCTGGTTGTCTGACTTTATAAAATTACCTTTCTTCGATGAAGACTCTCAATATAATTGTTATGAATTAGATAAGGCAAAAACTTTACTAGAGGCTTTTATAAATACTTATGAAGAAGATTTTGTATTAATTGATTATTGGAGTAACAATAATTTCTTTACAGATAAAAGTATGATGCAAGATCTTGGTTTTTATTTAAAAGATTTAGACGGAAAAATATTAACTAGTTCAAGTGAGTCTGATGATTATAAATATGATGTTGTTCATTATTTAAAAAATGAGGAAGGACAAAATAAAGAAATAATTGATGGAATCTTAAATTGCAATTTGCCCATCGTAGATCAAAATGAGATCATATCATTATTAAATGGTGCGGATGCTACGGAAATTGATGAGGATGTGTATGAAAGTGTTTGTGAAATGTTTTCTAGTGGAGATGAGGATAATCATATAGTTGCTATGGAGATAATGGCCAATTGTAATTACTCTAAAAGTTTCTTGTATTTATGCTTGTTATTCTATAAATATGGTGGTTTAATGGAGTATAGAAGTGAGAAGAGACACGTTAACTTCAAAGCATTGATCTCATATATGGATCTGTCAAATAGTTCGTTAAGTATTGATATTAATGACATAGTAAGCAGACTCCGAAGCCATAAGCAATTAACTAAATCTAATATGGATGAAGTGCTAAAGCGACTAGGGACTGATGTAATTCGTCATGGTGAGACAGACATGATTAAAATCAAAACTGTTACATTGAAAAGCGAAGTTCTTGAAGAATTAAATATGAATTATACATATAATTTTCTAGAGGATTTTGCACCAGATGAAGAAACTGAGGTCCCTGATTCTGAGGATACTGCAACAGTGGCAGATATACAATCTATACCTAGTGATAACGTAGCTCAGGTCACCGATGATTACTTATACATTTTTGAAGATGAGTACTCAGATGCTAAGATTGGTGATATTATTGAGATTGATTACACATACTATAAAGTAGATCATACTACTAATGTAGAAGATAAAAACTATCTAGCTTTGTTAAAAGTTAAAATGGAGAGTGTTGAAAACGTATCAGAGGAAGATGAAAAGCAGCTTATGGCTGAAGCTTACCAAGATGATATAGAGAAAGGTGAGTATCCCGAAGAAGTAACTCCTCCTCTAGCATATACCAAGGTAGATCCTTTTAGTAATATTAATAAAAAAGAAGATTCAGATGAATATTTCCTATGATCAAGCAATGGCTAAGTTTTATAATGGAGAGAAAAAGTATTTCAGTTACTCTGCTATAAACAAGCTATTGTATTCACCAAAATTATTTTTTGATCATTACATTCTTAATTTAAAGGAAGACAAGATGGACCCTCACCTGTTAGCAGGTAGGGTTCTTCATTGTCTTTTACTCGAACCTGAGAACTTTGATGATAACTTTTTAATCCTACCAGATAAACTTCCCACAGGAAATAATAAGTGGATTGTTGAAGGAATGTATAAGTTTTACAAAGATAATACTGATATATATCACGGGGCTACTTTAGACTCGTTTGAAACACAAATATTAGAAACATTACTTAAGATCAATTTACATCAAAGTCTTAAAACTGATGAGCAAAGACTTGCAAAAGTACTTACTGATCAGAACAAAGATTACTTTGATTTCCTAGTTAAAGCTGAAGGATCTACCGTGGTTGACATGGATATGAAACAACAGTGCGAGGAAAGTGTAGAAATCTTAAAAAAGAATGAAGAAGTATTAAATCTTATGCAAATAGGATCTTCTGATTCAGACTTAATAGTTAAAAATGAGATTATGTTAAAACACAATCTCAGTAATTATGACTTTGGTCTTAAGGGTATAATTGACAATGTAGTTATTGACCCTAAAAATGAAATAGTATTTATTAATGATTTAAAAACAACTAATAAAAATTTACAGGATTTTCCAGAAACTGTAGAATACTATAGATATTGGATGCAAGCAGTGATTTACAAAAAACTTGTTCAGCAAACAATATGGGAAAAAGAGGATTTAAACTCTCTTCGTCAATTTGATGTCTATAATTATAAATTTATTATTACATTTGTTGTTGTAGATAAATTTAATCAAGTTTATCCATTTCAAGTTTCCCAAAATACCCTTAATGAATGGGAGTCAAGATTTAAAAGTATTCTAGGACAGGTTGATTATCATTATGGTAATCGTAAGTATGGATTACCGTATGGACTTGCAGTGGGTAAAGTAATATTATAATTATGGAGATAACCGAAGTTTACCCAAGATATTTTCAAAAATCTAAGATTTTTATGTATCCACTCTTGGGAATTAAAAAGGGTAGTAGTGTGACTCCTATACAGACATATGTTTCGTGGGATGACAAATACAAACCTGGGGATGCAAAACTGATTACAACATATCACAAAAGACAAGATCCTGAATACTTAAACTTCGAGAAAAACATATTATTAAAACATAATAGACTCATAGACACGTCTGAATTAGATTCTGAAACTATAATTTTTGTATTTGATTATTCTGATTATAAAGAAAGCTGGGATTATTTTATAAATGGTCGTTACAGTTGTATGAATAAAGAGGTAAAGAATAAAGTGAAAAACTTCTTTCCTAAGAACAGTGGTAATTACACATATGTTGATAGCTACTTGTTTCCGGAAAAGTACTTTTCAATTTATTCAAAACTACTAAATTGGCCAGAAGAGAAGTTAAGAGAGGTGGGAGAACTCTGTACACCACCTGATTTACAACAGGAAACACTTTTATCTGAAGCCGCTTATTTGGAAAAATCAAATATTATAGGTTAATTTGTAAAAACCAAAATTAATTATGAGTAAAGAAATAGGAAAGAATATGATGATTGTTTCAGTAACATGGAACGGTGAACCATCATTTAAATTAATTCCGGTTAGTGAAGACTGCCCGTATGTAGAGTGTATTTTTGATCCAGCTACTAAAGTATTTGTAGTTATTTCAACAAAAACAAAAAATACTTTTCACATGCTACCTAAACTTGATGATAACGGTGACCCACAGTTTCTTAAAGTTGGTAAGCGTAGAAATGGGAAAGACTTCAAAGAAGAAAGACGTAACATAGAAACATTTCAAGAATACTACTTAGAAGATCTCAAAGATGCAGAAGACATCATAAAAACTTTTGCTGTCAATTCATCTAATTTTGATTATAAAACTATACTTGAAAAGCCTATATCTAATATTGATCTAGGGCCAGAAAAACCAACTATCGTAACAGCTTAGTTATTTTTGATTACAAACAGAAAGGGAGTGTAACAGCTCCCTTTTTTGTTCTAACATAATATACATATGAGAACTCATTGGGTAATGGATTATGAAACTATGACCAATTTATTTGTGGCCGTGTTTCAAGATTATATTTCTGAAGAAACAAAGATTTTTAAAATACATTCTTCTCTAAATAATGATATTAAACCTCTTCTAGATTTTCTAAATAGAAACAAAGATTTAAAAGAGAAGCACATTTCCTTTAATGGTTTATCATTTGATTCTCAAATAACAGAGTTTTTACTAAGAGAAGGTAAAAGATTGATTAAAAAAGATCAGTCAGATATTGTTAGTTTGATTTATGATTTTGCACAAGAGACAATTGAAAGAAGTAATAATAATGAGTTTTCTCGTTATCCTGAATGGCAACTAGGAATTGAACAGATTGATGTATTTAAGATCAATCACTGGGATAACAATAATAAAAGAACTAGTCTCAAATGGGCTCAGTTTAGTATGGATTGGCCAAATCTACAAGACATGCCAATACATCACTCAACAAAAGTAGCTACACAAGAAGAGATAGATATGATTACTAACTATTGTATTAATGATGTTGAATCTACTAAGAAGATATTACATCTATCTAAACCATTAATCAATGTTAGAAGAAGCATAAAAGAAAAGTACGGTCTCAATTGTTTTAACTATTCTAATACTAGATTGGGATCTCAATTGTTATTAGGACTATATTGCAATGCTACAGGAAATGACAAGAGAGAGGTTCAAGAACTCAGGACGTTTAGATCAGGGATTATTGTTAAAGATATTCTGTTTGATTATATATCATTTCAGACAGCACCTTTTCAAATGTTTCTTGAAAAGTTAAAAAACAAAGTTATATACAATACCAAAAGTGATTTTAAATACAACTTAAAATTTCAAGGATATGATTTTCATTATGGTGCTGGCGGTATTCATCAATGTATAGATCCAGGTAAGTATGTTGCTGATGATAATCTGATTATTAAAGATTTAGATGTAGCATCTCTATATCCTAGTATTGCATGTATGAATAACATGTCTCCTGCACATCTTGGTGATGAGTTTTTTCAAGTTTACAAAAATGATATTGTTGATGTAAGACTTGCAGAAAAACAAAAACCAAAAGATCAAAGAGATATGGCAATTATTGAGGGATTTAAAGAAGCAGCTAATGCTTCATATGGTAATAGTAATAGTGAATATTCTTGGCTATATGATCCGCAATATACTATGCAAACAACAATGAATGGTCAGTTATTACTTAGTATGCTTGTAGAAGATATACTAATTAATATTCCTGATTCAATATTACTTCAGACCAATACAGATGGTGCTACATTTCAATTTGATAAGCAATACATAGAAAAGTATGAAAACATATGTAAAGCATGGGAAGAAAAGACAAAGCTAATTTTAGAATTTGCTGACTATTCTGCAATGTACATATGGGACGTAAACAATTATATTAGTGTTTATACTAATGGGGCTACCAAGTGTAAGGGTAGATTTGAGTGGGAAGATTTACAGAATCACAAGTACACTCATCTACACAAAAACAAAAGTCACTTAGTTGTTGCTAAAGCTATCTTTAATTATTTTGTTTACGGTATTGATCCTGAAGATTACATCAAAACAAATACAAATATTTATGATTATTGTGCCGGAGTTAAAATTAAAGGTTCATGGACCTTTTATAAATCTGCAATAGAAAACCAAGAGCACACATACGAACCTCTACAAAAAACTTTACGATATTATATATCTAACAAAGGTTGTAAAATTCTAAAAATTCATAATCATGATAGAAGAGAAATACAAGTAGAGGCGGGAAAGTGGCTACAAACAATATTTAATACATATGTTGACAAGCCATTTGAAGAATATGATATTAACTATGATTATTATTTAAAAAACATAAAGAAAGAAATAGAAATACTTGAACCCGTGGTTCAACAATTAAGTTTATTTTAGTTATGGCAAGAAGAATTAATGAAGTTGACATACAATTTTTAAAGGACGTTCCTTTACCAAATCATGCTGAATCATACACAGTGATTTCTCATGAGTTTATTATTAATTTTACCCGTCAGCAATTAGCAGCTAACGGGTTTGTGATTACAGATGAAAAGTATAGATCTACCCATGATGGCACAATTGCTCAAGGTGTATACTATCTTAATTATAAAAATGATCCTGAAGTAGGGATGATGTTTGCTTGGTCAAATAGTTATAACAAACAAATGAGATTTAAGTGTGCAATCGGAGGTCATGTATTTGTTTGTGGAAACGGGATGATGCTAGGTGATATGGGTACTTGGGGTCGCAAGCATGTTGGTAATGCAGATGAAGAAACACAAGATACTATTAAAAATCAGATAGAATCTGCACATCAGTATTATCAGCAGTTGATTGAAGATAAGACAAAAATGGACAGTATTATTATTGATGATCATAAAAGAGCTGAGTTATTTGGTTTATTATTTATTGATTATGAGATTATTAATACTGAGCAAGCTTCTATTATCAAAAGCGAGATAGAGAAGCCTACTCATTTTTATGGTAGCAGTACAGATAGTCTATGGACATTCTATAATTATGTAACCTGGGCACTTAAAAAGTCTCACCCAAGAACATGGATGGACGATCAAAGTAAACTACATTGGTTATTTAATTTAGAGTTTGATTTGATTAACTACAGTTTACCTACTGCATTACCTCAACATATGTGTCCTAACTGTATGTCTAATAATATTACACTATTAGGAGATATGCAGGATCCAGATGCTATGGAAACTATGACTATTCTAGAATGTTTAGATTGTAACCACTCTTCATTATCAGAAGATTTTATTGTAAATACAATAAGTCTAAAACAAAATGATGAAGAGGTTATAGAAGATCCATTAGATAGTAACTATGGTCAGCCAGAAAATCAGACAAACATCCTCAGACAGATTGAAGAAATGGAAAACAGTTACCCTTCAGAGGAACACGAATCTCCTTTAATAGAACTTAACTCACCGGTAACTGATCAACCAATTGAGGCTACTGAAGAAGAAGTTAATCACATGCTCCATGGAGTAGATAATAATCCAGAAGTAGTAATAGCGTCTGTTGATCAGGAAGAAATTGAAGAAGAATCTCAGTCAGAGTTTATTACTCCAGAAGATGTGGTTAAAGCTGCAGAAGAAGGTGTGATCACTGTCCAGAACGGATCTATTAATGACTTTGCAACTAAAGATAATACGGTAATTTCTGTAACTACAGAGCAAGCACCTAAAGAAGAAGAACCTGATTTTACATTTGAGTTTAGTGATGATGATGATGAGGATGATGACTTTGATTCATCATTTGAGCTGTAAGAACTTATCCATACAGGATAGGGTTAAACAACTCACAAGAGTGGGGGAGAAATCCCCCATTCTTTTTTTAAAAATTATATATGAAGAAATTTAAAGTACCTGTGACAAGAATATCGTATGGCTTTAACACAATTGTTGTTCAAGCTGAGACAGAAGAAGAAGCATTAAATCATGCAAATGAGATTTGCGGAGATTTGGAATATTCAGAGAAGTCATCAGACTATGAATTTCCAGATGGGGCTATTGAAATTAGTAATCTTTGAATTAAATTTTATAAACAATGAAAAAACAATTAGATAGTGTAGCAGAATTTCATAATGCATTCAGTGTACGTAATGAGAAAGAACCTATACTTATTTCTGATGCATTGTGGAATCTTAGAGCAGATTTAATGCAAGAAGAACTAGATGAGTACAAGGAAGCCTGTAAAGAAGAAAATATAATAGATATTGCTGACTCTCTGGGTGATCAGCTGTACATTCTATGTGGGACTATTCTTGCTCACGGAATGCAACATGTAATTGAAGATGTGTTTGATGAGATACACCGATCAAATATGAGTAAACTAGGAATTGATGGTAGACCTATACTACGTGCAGATGGTAAGGTACTTAAAGGACCTGATTATTTCAAACCAGACATTAGTAAATATATTTAATTTAAAGTTTAAATAAACAAAATTTAGGGGAAGGGCTTTCGTGGCTCTTCCCCTTTTTTTTTATGCCGAGTAGTCAATAATTATTTCAAGTTCTCAAATATCTCTGCGGTCTTAGTAGCATACACAGGATCATAGTTCTTACCTTTAATACCAAATAGGCTAAATAAGTGATTCCAAAGTTTATAATTTCCTTTTTCTTGCCACTTGTATGGTCCAGCATCTTGTCTATAAAGACCTTTTTCATCTCCTGTAGCCATGTAAATTATATCCTGCAAGATTTTAGTATAAAGTTTTATGGTAGGTCCTGTAACAATTGAAGTAACATCACCAAATTTAATCCAGTCATCTAAACCAACCCCAGGTAACGGAACAAATGCAGAGTTTTCACGTTGTACCATTATTAATTGATATAGTGTATGGTTTGCAATCCAACCTACAGTTCCATAATCTTTTTCTCTTTGCCTCATCTTTTTAAATCTATCTGGATCATCTCCTGAGTAACCAAATAACATAATAACAAGAGGGAATGCTGCAAGTAAAATAGAAAGTTCTACTAACATCTTCTTAACAGCAGCTCTTTCTTTTGGTGACATTAAAGGATAGTAACTACCCATAGTTTTAATTAGTTTACCCATAGTTTGCATTCCTCTAATGTAATATCCTCTAGTAGTCACACCTAATTCCCAATTATATACATCTCCCCAGCGGTTAGATTTAGTTAAATCTGTTTGGAATCTATTTAAGAACATTCCTGTAGCATATTTTTTATAGAACATAAATAATCTATATCCAAGCCACTTTTCACCTTGAGGTCCATCAAACCGATCAGATGTACCATTAAGACGTTTACTTACACCCTGCATACGTAACTTAAAGTCTTGAAACTTTTTGGATTTAGAGATTATTATTGTATCACCAGGAGCTACTTGTTTTATATTGTCTAATTTATTATTAGCTTTTAGTGCATCTACTGTAGTATTATAACGTTTTGCTAAATCTTCTAGAGTTTCCCCTTTTAATAATGTATGTTCAACTTCTCTTATACCCCACTCAGGATCAACTCCTTCTTTAAGAACAAGCATACCATCCTTATTAAGTTCAAAAGCTTTTGAATAAGGAATCATCTTTACAGTTCCATCTGACATACGTTGCTCAACCTTCTGATGCTCCATCATACCAAACAATACTTGAAGAGCACCTTCCACCTCCAAAAACTTTCTAGGATCGTACATCCAGGAGCCATCAAATAAGTCTTTAATAAAGTTACGTGAAGTAGATTTTCCGAAATCAACTTTGGTTTTCCCAACAATAGGGTCCATGTACTCCATTATTTGAACAAGCAAACTCTTTGGTCCAATACTATAAATACCCTTGGATGAGAGTTCTATCATTGCTTGTCCAGAAAGTACTCTACCTCTTGCAAAAGATACTGCATTATAATACTCACCTGCTGATGCCTCTATGGCATTCTGCAAGCTCATACCAAATCTGTTCTTTAAAGCAGAAACCATATCCATAGCTATAAATGATCTACTAGCTGCACCCATCATCATATTTGCTATTCTTGTAGTCATTGGATTTTCTTGCTCAAAAGTACTATAGCGTTTACCATACCAAGTTCTTTCAATAAAGTGATTAAGAGCTTTTACTTTTTTATTATCTTCTGCTTTTACAAAAGCCATTAACCCAGTTTCTCTTAATTGATTTCTACTAGCTTTATTTATATTCTTGATTGCATTCTCAGGGTCATTGAACACGTTATACATAGCTTTAGCAATAGGTTCATTTTTAATAAGCATTTCTTGCTCATTTAATGAATGAAGATATCTATATAACCCACCTAAAATATCAGAAGACTGTTCGTTAAGAGGCATGTTGTATAAACCTTCTACTGGAATCTTAGTCACGGGATTACCTTGCAGATCAGTCTCTATAAGAAGTGCTTCGTTATTAAAGTTAAATCCTTCAAATCTTTCAACATCATCTCCTCTTTTCTTAAAGTATGATAGTGTATTATCTACTATTCCTTTAAGTGTACCTCCTAATTCTTCTTTAGCTTTTCCACTTTGTATAAATTCTAGATTACTTCTTCTTCTTTCTCGAGGTACGTCTAGGTAAAGTTTAGAAGAGTTTGGCCTATCTTTTTGCACATCAAGATGAGCCTCTTTAATTGCCTCTAGCAACTTAAACTGAGCATCATCTCTAGATTTAAGATCATAATATTCATTATTTCTATACTTAGCATCAAAAGCACTATTAGGATCTCCAGGTTTATATTCTCTCGGTAAAAAACTTTCCGAGCCTTTATTACTTATAACAGTTCCTACATAATCTTCTATATTAGCATTTTTAGGTATGGTTCTGTATTCATCTTTTACTTTTCTATAGCCATACTTATTACTTGAAGGAATACCCTTTACAGTAACTTTTTTTCCTGTAACGGGATTAGTCAAAGTAGTTTTTTGATAATACTCATCATTTATAGGTAAACTAATGGTCCATAAAGCAGTTCGTTCATATGTAGGGACTTTTGCTCTACTTTCAGGATCCCATTTATCTTTTAAGTAATGATTTCTATTAAACCAAGTTGCAAACTTTTTATTCTTAAGAGCTTGTGCAAGTTTATCACTTTTTATAAAATCTTCAACAGTATTTACTGTAACAGAATTCATATTTAACTCATCCAGTGCCGTATTAAAACTGTCTATATAATAACTACTAGGAATTTTTTTACGGTATTCTCCAATTACTTTAAGTATTGCTATTTGATCCTTATTTAAGGAATCTCCTCCAGCAAATGCTTTTGCATGCAAATCTTTAAATTCTTCTGTTTCTGATGGATCAAGTCCTTCATCATCCATTTTTCCTTGAAGAAAATCATATCTTAGTTTTTGCAATTCTGTTAAAGATCCTTTATTTTGATTTTGAATCTTTAAAATTTTTTCTTCTATATCTTTAAGTTGAGCTTGTTGCTCAGGGCTATATTCATTTGCTCTAGAGTGACCATTAATATCTGTAAGCCTATTTTTTATATTTTGTCTTTGTACATATAATTTAGCAAGGTCTTGACTTGTAGTACTGACTTCAAAGAACCTATTCCATAACTCTTCCATCTTCATTTTGTACTCAGAAGTAACAGCAACTCTAAAATTCTTTTTCCAAAAGGCTTTTATTGCAGTTTTGTACTTTTCTGCAGTTTTAGGATTACCCTCTGTTATACCATCAGCAGCTAACTTATATACATATTGATCAAAATCTTTTTGTACATTATCTGTATCAATAACGTATTCATAAAATTTGTTACTTTCTTTTTTATACTGAATTCTTACCAAGGCTTTTTTAAGCTCATCTCCGGTTTTAGGATTACCTACTTCGTCATATAACTGATGTAACTGATTATACTCTTGTCTTGTTACATCCAACTGAGTTACTTCTTGATTTTCTTCATATTCTGTAAAGTCTGCCTGACTTAGTGTAGAAAGCTTAGCAGATAATTTTTGTTTTTCAATAAATGCTTCTGTAGAAAGCTCTTTAGAAATTGATATTTTTTCTTTAGTAATCGGATGTTCAATCACATTATCACGATACCACAT